GAGGATCATACCTTAGCTAAAACAAAGAAGGTACCGGCCAAATATTATCCTCAAGTTCAGCAACAAATGGCGTGCACGGGCCTTGATCACATACATTATTTTTCTTTTCATAAAGGAGAAGGAGTAATAGTGGAAGTGGAAAGAGATGATAAATATTTGGAAGAAATGTATGAAAAAGAAAAAGGATTTTGGGAATGCCTTAAAAACTTTAAAGCTCCCGAATTAACCTCGGACGATTTCCATCAAAGGGATTCCAGGTGGTATACGAATGCCAAGCGTCTTTTAGACCTTAAAGAAAAAATGAAAGAACTAAAAGAAGAAGAAAAAACTCTAGAACACTTTTTAAGAGAACTTTCTTGCAATGAAAATTCTTACTTTAAAGACCTACGGTATGCGAGTAGCAGGCGTAAAGGAAATGTGGATTATTCTAAAATTCCCGAGTTAAAAGGGGTGGATTTAGAAGCATTTCGAAAACCGAGCGCTGAAGTATGGAGGTTAGCGCGCATCTAAAAAAAGGGGCCTCATTAAAAACAGAAGGTTATGCTAAAAAGGAGGTATGACATATGAGGCCCTACCATTAAATCCCATCCATCGTAAATCATTCTTTTTCCTGAGGATAGAAATGATAATATTCTTGTTGCGTTTTGCCATCCCATCTTTTTTGAGGAGGACGAGGGGATGGATAATTCATATCCCCGGGAATGGTTTTCATTTTACCTTCTACGTCGTCGTAATAGTGCCAAAAAGGATCCTCTAATTTTCGATGCTCGATTAATTCTTCTTCTTGCCAACGGAGAAATTCTTGGTATTTTTCTAATTCGGAATCATGATGAAGCTGGGATTTTTTCATTTCTTTTTCATATTTTTTTTCGGCTTTTCGTCTTTCTTTCTGTTTATCATGATGGGTTTTCGTCCCAAAAAGAAACCCTCCCACTATAATGATAAGATAAAAAACTACTGATAGGCCTGATGCACCTTCATAAAGTCTCGCCATTTTTCTCCTTAATCCACATAAAACAAGAAAGTAGATAGAAATGAACTAGTGTTATTAAAATTTGCATCCGTAAGAAATGCAAAGGCTATATTATTTCCACACTGGTAACAATTAAATATCGACGTCCCCCCACTCGCATTAAACGACACTTGAGAGTGGGTAGATGTAAAATTTATAAGATTCCATAGAGAACACGTAGAGTTTTGGGTAAGCCCAGTACGCATAGTTAAAGGAAAACCTGTTATAGTAGCGTTCCCTGTAGCTGTTCCTTTGCTGGTTAAACTCATCGCCAGGCGAATAATTGCCACGTTTCCCATCCGTACATAAGACCCATCTTGGAACGAATAAGTAATCCCAGTCGAAGCCCCACCAAATTCTAATGAGGGCGTCCAGCTCGTTATATCCACATAGGTGTCTAAAACATTGGTACCATCATCAAAAGTTAACCCATCGGCATATACATTATCCCAAGAGTTAGTCGCAGACCCAAGGGAATCTGCTCTATCTGTAGAAGGAACTATCGGAGCCGCTGTAACCGAGACTGTTCCATCTCCATCAGGAGCAAGCACTACATTTCCATTGGTATCCGTAGAGGAAATAGTATTTCCATCTACCCGAATGTTATCCACGTCTAGTTGGGTGACTCCTGACACTGCATCCGCATCCGATATAACCACAGAACTGCCTTGAATTAGAGCTCCCGAAGTGAGATCAAAACGAGGAACAGTATTATCAGTCGCAGACGCAGGTCCGATGACTACTTGGGGTCCTTTATAAGCCATTAAAATACCTCATAAGATGTGCCGTTAAAAACAAACTGAAGAGCTGCATAATCTGTAGAGATCACCCGAGCTGTCGCACCATCAATAGTCACTATTCCTCCCGAGGTGGTAACCGTGATATTGTTAGTATTTGCATCTCCGCCAGCGTCTTTAACAATATAAACTTTTCCAGTGGTTGGGGCATCGGGAAGATCAATCGTAAGCGTTCCTCCTGAAACATCACAGCTCATATAATAGTCGCTACTCAACACCGTATAGGGAGAATCGGTATTATCTAAGGAGGTAATGGTGATGACTTGTTCTCCAGAGCCGTCTATTGTGACGGTACTCCCAGAAGCCGACGTGGTAATTCCTCCTGAACCCGTAAGGGTAAACGCATTAGAGGCAGGAGTAGCTGTTCCCGAATCGGATACCACAGAACCAACCACATTATCGTCGGCATTTACGGTAACCACATTGGTAGCACCCGATGTATTTAATAAAGTTCCTCCAGCGATATTTACTATTCCCGAAGAAGGAGTGGCCGTTCCCGAATCGGTTGTAAAAGAAACAGCCACTGCACTTCCTGTTGCCAAATCAATAGTGTTGGAACCTGGAGTGATAGTAATAGAGCTATCGGCGGACGCTAATGAAGCAGCCGCAGGCGTCCCAGCGGTGGAACCAATAACTAATTGGCCATCGGTTAATCCTGCCGTCCATCCTAAAGCCGCTGCTGTACCCGCTCCATAGGGGATTCCATCTGACGTTTGAGTACCGAGTTTAGCCGCTAAAGAAGATGGAACAATAGTCCGGGAATTATCGGCTCCCGCAATCGCTTCGGCATCCGTGGCCAGTTCAGAAACTCCTTTTTGGGAAGTAGTCGCATCCGCAATCGTATAAGTCACAGTGTCTCCAGCACCGGAAGAAGAAATCCCTTGAGTGGCATCTCCTACAAAATTGATGGTATTAGCAGCGGGAGTAGCGGATCCACTATCGGTATCGAAGGTTATGGCTACGGATCCACTCGCTTCTAAGTTTAGAGAATTAGGGCCCGGAGTAAAAGTAACCGTTCCTCCAGTAGAAGTAAGAGAGGCAAAAGCCGGATCGATGGCGGTGCCTCCTATGAGAAGCTGCCCATCGGTACCTACATTCGTAGGCACGATATCTTCCGTAGTTCCCTGTCCTAATAAGACGGCATGATCGGTATAATCTGATTTAAAAATTCCGGAATAGGTCGTTCCTCCATTCACAGTTAAGGAGGAAGAAATAGTTGAGGAATTACTAAAATCAATTCCTGCTAGGGTAAGAGTCCCACTACCCGTTCCATCGATGGCCGGATCATTAGTAGTATTAATAGATCCATCGGTCAGGATAAAATTTCCTGAGGAATTATAAACGATGGCGGCTGTAGAGAGAGGATCTCCATTCGTATCATGCCAACAGGTTTCTAAAGCAAAGCCTTCTAGGGAGCCTCCAATAGTAACGGTATTCCCAAATCTTACTCCATTTTGAAAAAGGACTTCTCCACTTCCACTCATATTCACAGGACAATTTACATTACAAGTATCAAACCTTAAAAATCCTGCGGGATCCCCATTAAGTTCCATAGTTTTAGAACCCGAGCCCATTTCCACATTAATGAGCTTGATAGTGGATCCCCCGGTAACATTATTGATCACTCCATCTTCGGTGCTCGCTTCTCCACAATTATCCATTAGGATTTCTCCGGTCCAATTGGGGAGGTTAAAGATATAACCATCAGTAATGATGATAAAAGAGTTATTGATATTAAAAACAGTGGTCCCAGCTGCCGAAGAATTTAAAATATCCGTGGGGCTTATTAATAAACATCCATCAAAGGTAACTGCTCCAGAGGAGGGGGGAGTATGGACGCCCGTGATGGCCGCGACTCCGTCTATACTCATAAAGGTAATGCTGGAGGTAATATTGAGATTTTCTGTATAAGAACCGGGTTGAATCCATATTACATTGGAGGATTCGCTAGACGCTGTTGCTGCATCGATGGCGGATTGGATAGTTTGATAACCAGCTTGGCCAGATGGCCCCACCACATAAGGAGTAATGGGAAACCGATTTTCTGCCGGTTGTCCCGTGGTATCTACTCTATCGAGCTCTCCAGTAAAAGGATTATAACGATAGCCCATTTTTCCTCATGAATAGGTATAATTTACAACTTCACCATAGATAACGATTCCTCCCGCACTATAAGCAGTAAAAGAAGAGGTATCTATTCCTTGGAGTTCAAAATCATTGCCAGCAATATTGGCCACCGTATAAAGATTGCTTCCGGTAAAATTAACTTCCGTCATCCCTTGGACGTCTTGGATAACGATTTGATCTCCATTTTCTAAATTTCCAATATCAGAGACCGTAACTACTCCAGGATTGGCTTGAGAAATGTTAGTGATGGTTAAGTCTGAGACGGAACTCCAAATGAATTCATAATCAGTGGAAGCGTTTCCTTCATTATCTTCCGGCCAGGTTACCCTAGTTACTCCCTCGGCATCATCATAAGTAATATGACGAAGCTGCCACTTATTATCTCCTAGGGGTTCTCCCGCTTTAGCTCTACCTAAAAATATTGGATTCCCATTGGTATCATTAATACAAATAAGGCTTACTTCGGAATCTTGAACTATTAGCTCACGCCGATCCCTTTCTCCAAATTTAAAAGGTCTATTTTGAGAGGCTTTGGCCATGATAACCTCCTCTTAGGCTACATCTTGAGCGTTCCAGATTGTCCCAGTAAAATATAAGGTCATTGTGCCATAATCGGAATCAATCACATCCGTGGCGGCGAGGGTCCCTCCCCCAGCTATGTTATTACCATTGCCACTAACGGTGATATTTTGAGCGGCTGCATTTCCGGCAGCATCTACTACAACGATTTTCCTTCCTGTCGCGGGGGCTGCGGGAAGAGTAATAGTGACAGCGCCCGCACTGGTGTCGGCAGCAATTACAAAGTCACTTCCCAACAAGGTATAAGGAGACGCAGCATTATTAACGGATGTAACGTTTACAGTTTGGCCTGAATCCATTACAACGCCGCCCGTTCCGGAATTAAGCTGAATAGCCCCTGCCGCTCCAGACGCATCTATCACAATGGAATCCGCAGCGCTTTCCCCCGCTGTAATATTAATAGAGCCTGCGGTACAAGTAATGTCTATATCTTCGGCAGCTCCTCCTGCAGCAGTCATATCAATACCCCCAGCAGAAGCACTGATTACGATCGCATCCGCAGCGTTTTCAGAAGAAGCGATGTTAACTTGGAGTGCTCCATCAATATCCACACCCCCAGCAGAAGCACTAAGATTAATAGCATCGTCAGAAGCAAGGGCAGCACTAAGAGTGATACCACCCGCTGTAGAAGTGAGCCCAACTGAATCAACACCCGTGCCTTGAGCAGCCGTAATAGTAACTTTTTCACTTGTTCCCCCGTTAGCGGTGATAGCGATTGCGCCGGCATCATCTTCTCCAGCGGTAATATTTACCGATCCAGAAGTACAAGTAAGATCTAAATCTTCTCCGGCAGCTCCAGCTGCGGTGATATCTATCCCTCCAGCACTGGCGTTGATCACAATGGCATCGGCAGCATTTTGAGAGGAAGCTACATTAATTTGTAAGGCTGCATCCGCATCGATTCCTCCAGCTGTCGCAACCAAGTTAATCGCGTCCGCTGAAGCTAGACCAGTAGATTCAAAAGTTAATCCACCTGCATCCGACAGAAGGTAAATAGAAGAAGCCCCTGTTCCTTGATCCGCATGGAGCTGAATTGTTTCGGAGGTGCCTCCATTGGCATGAAGATAAATAGCTTGAGCACTATCCTCTGTAGCGGAGACATCTACTCTTCCTCCAGCTGAAGATAGAGTTAAATCTTGTCCCGCTCCTGTGACAGTAAAGTTGGAAGCTGTAGCCGCATCTAAAGAAATGCCAGCCGCGGTGTCCCAAGTGGCCGCACCTGCGCTTGCATTCCCAAGAGCTAAAGTATGGGCTCCAGTTCCATTAGCGATAGCAATTGCCCGAGCCGTAGTTCCTCCCCCAATATTTACGGCATTAGCCGCATTATCTTGGCCAACATTAAACGTTCCTGCTGTTTGAGCGAAGTTTCCAGCGACAGTTAAAGCGCTAAAAGTAAGGCCTCCGGTTGAATCCACCGTAAATACATCTGTCCCATCTAAAGCTTCTATAATAAAACTATTAGAACCAGCTGAATCTCCTAGGGTAACTATAACATCCTGATTCGCAGCGGCAATAAGTTGAAGATCATCCCCGGTATTAGCCTCTAAGCCGCACCCATCTAGTAAAACATTTCCAGTCCCTTTGGCTGTTAAAGTAATATCAATATTAGTATCGGTGCCCGAGGCCGCAATGCTGGTCCCATTCATAATAAGTCCTGAAGCTGCATCCACCGTAGAAAAAGAATCACATACTTGAGTTGACCCCGTAGTGACGGTTAATCCCGCCGCTAAAGAAGAATTATCTCCAAAGGTAACATTTTCTAAAGTAATTGTTCCTGTTCCATCAATAGCAGGATTATTAGCAGTATTTATAACTGTTGTGGCTAAAACAATCGTCCCGCTTGACGTAGTATTAATGGCCTCTCCAGAAGCAGGAAAGAAATTTCCTAAAAAAATAGTTCCAGAAGCCGATCCCGAAATTGTCATCGTTTGGGAAAAATCAGCAAAATTATGGAAAATCGTACCCCCAGTAATATTACATGGACAATCAAGAAAAGTTAAATCAAACCGAGTATCTCCATTGGCCGTAAACGCATTTGCAGTTCCTGCTCCAAATTGGCCATTATTAGTAAAGATGGATGCCCCTCCGGAGTTATTAAAAAAGCCATCATTGGTACCGGCGGATCCGCAGTCGTTACAATTAATGGTGCCTGTCCAGTTAGGGAGATTAAAGGTATAGCCATTCGTAACTGCAAACGTACATTCTTCTGCGGAAATATTAGTCGACCCCGCTACCGCACTATTAAAAATAGCCGTTGCATCGTTAAATCTAATACCTCTAACTGTAATCCATCCGGAATTGGGAGGAGTATGAGTTCCAGCAATCGTTACAGGAGCTGAGTCTTCATAGGGAATACTTACCAAATAAATTTGGTCATAGAAAGTTAAATCTTCAGTATAAGTACCAGGTTGAATATAAATCATTCCTCCTGTTCCAGCTGCATTAGCTGCATTGATCGCTGATTGAATAGTTGTATAACCTGCTTCTCCTGAGGGACCCACTACGTAAGGAGTAAGTGGATATCCTCCTGCAGCATCTCTATTAATAGTTAAAGTAGATCCTGATCCTGTAACGGTAAGACCATCCCCACCTAAAATATTAATATTTCCCCCACTTGGGCTTATAGGGCCTCCAGAATCTCCAGTTAAGGTATTAACATCGGTCGCTCCGGGACCAGCTAAAATCCAAACGGCATCTCCACTCGAATCCAAACCTCCATACATATAGGCTGTTCGGGTATCTCCATTTTCAAATATCCACACAAATCCATTAGGATAATTCTTATCTGTGGTAGTAGGAGCTGATGTCTTTGTAATAGGATCCGGAAAAACCGAAACAAAAGGAGTTGTTAATCCATAAACGCGTTTGCTTGAGACCATGATGTACCTCGTGTTGGAAGCCTTTTAGTGGTATGGCTTTTATTTTTTATTTTCTTTGGAAACATTTTTTCTTCAACAAAAAAGTTTAAATGTGGTAACTTTTTACCTAAATGAGGATAAGATGAGGTATCGTCCCCGCGAGGAAGCGAAGAAAACTAAAAAAATTGTTGTGAATATCACTCCCTCTGATCATCAATTTTTAAAGGTTATTGCTGCGGATCAAGGGGTGCCGATGGGCGAATTTGTTTTAAGAGCTCTTCGACATTATTTAGGCGACATAATGAAAGAAGATAAAAAATTAGAAAGCTAAAAGGTAACGATGGAATCTCTGTGGTGGATAGGTGAAATTTTAAAACCCATTTTAGCTGTCACTTTTGGGCTATGCTTTTCCCAATGTTTTCTTCCTCTTAAGCAAGGGTTAGAAAAAGAGGATCAAAAATTAATTAACAAAGGAAGTCTTTATTTAATTATATCTTTAGCGTCTTTATTAATTATAATATTTATATTCGCAAAAAATAGATAAACTTGATATTATTTCTCCTAGAAGGAGGTAAACAAAATGGTAAGTTATGAAGAAATTATTTCCCTTTTCGTTGTTTGCTCTATTGTTTGGGCTACTATTCGGTGGAATCCTGAAAGTTTCGGGAGCATCTAATTCTCTATTTGCTTTTTCTCATAGTCTAGATATTCATGCCGATGAAGAAGCTATAAAAAAAGAAGCTGAAAGACGAATGAAGGAAGAAGCCCGCGCTCGAGAAGAAGCACGATATTGGAAAGAATATCATGAACGGCAGGCAAGAGAAAAAAAAGAAAAAGAGGAAAAAGAAAGAAAACGAGCAGAAGAAGAACGTCGCAGAAAAGAAGAGGAAAGAAAAGCCTTTGAAGAAGAAAAAGCTCGTCGCGTGAAAGCCGACCAAGAAAAAATGAAACGTCAGGAAGAAGAGGCAAAAAAAAGATTTGGAAATAAGTAAAAAAATCTTTCCCTTCATCTTAATTTTTTTCCTCGGAATCATGTTAGGAGGAATATTTTATGATGCTCCAGTTAAAATTAAAGAAATTCACCCTGAATGCACATGCGCTTGTCATCGCCAACATGAGGAAGAATTGAGCCAAGAATTAGCCCAATTAAAAGCTCGAAGAGATGAAGAAAGAGAATGGAAAGGCGCCCAAAGTGAGCGGATGATGAAAGAACAAGAAGAATTTTGTTCGCGACCCTTTGTAAATTTTTTAGAAGAACTTCACAAAAAAGAACATAAGATTTAATATGTTAAGAAATTTTTTGATTGTAATTATTTCGTTTCCCTTTTTCTTGCAGGCGTCTGGGAAGGAAGAATTTCTTTCAGAAATATTTTCTGGACGTCCGCAAGGAGCTATTGAATCCTTAATAAAATGGGAAAAAAATGAACCTTCAATTAAAAAATCACTTCCTTATCTTCTTCATATTGTATATCAGCTGAAGAAAAATATTCTTTTTGGAGACCCCGATTTTATAGAAGTTTTAGAAGTCATAGATTCAACTCATCCTAGTAAAAGTTTGATTGAAGAATTGCGTGAATCTCATAAGCAAATGTGGATTTATTATTGGGTCGAAGGAGAAGAATTATTTAGAGTGGAAGAAGAATGAGAAGAAAAAAAAGCACTTTTGAGATCCAAAATTAATTCATTTTTTTTGTTTTTAGGGAGGGATTTAAGATAACGCTCGAGAAGAATAAGCGCCTCTGGGAAGGAGATCCTTTCATCGCTCAAAATGCGATCAATAATTTCAGTCATTCACAACCTCCCCTTCTAATAATTGAAGTACCTGAGAAATGGAATTTGACAATCCTTGAATTTTTTCTTCTTGTTCCTTCCATCGTCGGAAAAGCCCCTTCCGAAGATTACTTTGCTGTTCTTCTAGCTTCCTAATTTTTTCTCCATGAATCCATTCTACCGTAACGCATCCTTCAAAAAGATCCATTTGATTTGAAATATCTTTTTCCATTATCTCCTCAAATAAAATAAGTTAACAATTTCATAATAATTATACTATTCTGAGAGTTTTTTTTCATTCTTTATATAATTAAAAAGAGTGGTTTTCCCAATTCCATACATTAATCTTATTTCTTTAAGACTTAATCTTTTTTCATTATAGATTTGTATCATACGTTTCACTTGTAACTCACTGAGTTTTTTAGGCCGTCCTCCACATCTTCCTCTCGCTCGCGCTCCTTCTAATCCTTTTTTAGTTCTTTCACGAATAAGATTTCTTTCACATTCAGCCAAAGCAGCCATTATAGAATACATCAACTTCCCTGCCGAGGTAGAGGTATCCATTGCGAGAGAGAGGACATGAATATGAATTTTTTCTTTTTCCCATTCTTCTAGCAGTTGAAGTAAAAGTCTGCTAGTTCTGCCGAGGCGATCTAAAGAGGTTATAGTCACTATATCTCCATCTCTTAAATGGCTTCTCATTTCATTAAAACCCGGACGAAGAGCTTTATTACCCGAGGCTTTATCAGTAAAAATTTTTTTGCATCCAGCTTTTTCTAAATTAGCTATTTGATTTTCAAGTGATTGATCAGGAGTAGAAACGCGAGCATACCCAAATTTCATTTTTATTTTTTCAATGAGTTCTTATTCTTAAAGTATACCAATATAAGTGACCTTTGATTTTAAAACCAGTTTTTAAACTTCTATTCTTCCAACTGTCCGGAAATTCCGGCCACTTCTTTTAAAGAGTCCACAAATGGGCATTTTCGGGACCGAGTGAGTTAATAATTAGTAGAAAGAAAAATGGGGTGGAAATGGAGGGACCAATCTTTTCCATAGGAATGGTAGTTTTTTGATGGTTAATCAAGACCCCAAACAAAGACGTATGCAAAAAAAGAAAAAATATGCTAGCCCCTTCAACATATTCCTAAAATATGTTGAAAAAAAGGTAAAAATGCAACATATCAATATTTTATTTTAAAAAAGACTCGCAGAAGGGACTTAGAATCGCGCCGTAAGGTGTCACCGGTATAATGTGTCTAAAAACAAAGAAATCTCTTTGATGGCGCTTTATGCTCATCTATAGTAGAATGGAAGTATAAAAAAGGTAAAAGTATGGAATGGACGCAAGTTATCGTCATTTTAGGAGTCTTTGTAGGAGCTTTTCTCTACTTAGCTAACAAAATAGACTCTAATTCGAGTAAGATGGATGATATTCGAAATGATCTTACCGGTAAAGTGGATGCTCTTAGGAATGATCTTTCAAAAGAGATTCAAAAAAACAGAGAAGAAATTCTTTGGATCAAATTCCGGTTAGATCCTCATGAACATCCACAAAAGAAAGAAGAAGAAGCGAAGGAGAATTAACATGATAATGGGAGCTTTCGCCATTCTTGCAGGCATATTGATCGCATTGAATTTAACTTCGAGAAGCAATTCGGATCTTCCTTTCTAACTCTCGTCTAAATCAATATCGTCTTCTTTTTCTAACTCTTTGTTTAATAATTTAAGATTTCGTATCATTCCCGCTTTATTTTCTTTAAGAGAATCTCTAATGACATTTTCATAATGCTTTCTTAACACAGGATTAGTCGTCATTCGTTTGATCATTTGAGCTGATTTCGCAACTCCGATTCCTCCTCCAATCTTTGCTAATAAAGAAGGATTGTTGAGATGAAGCCCTAATAAAACTAAGGTTTCCGGCTTTAATCCATTTATATCGAAATTCTTAGAAATATAGCGGGCCACTTTATTGCTTTGCTTGAAGCCAGAAATCGCTGTATTGGCATCCCTATACTGTTTTAAAAATGCAGGATTTTGTTTTCCGTATTCGAGCAGCTCTTTGTTAAGGACATCATCAAATCGATCAAGATAAAATCGCCCTTGATCGGTGAGGCCCGCTTCTCTATTAAAGCGAAAATCATTTATCGATTTCCGAAACGCAGGTAATTCGTCAGCTGGTATCTCTCCTCCTCCTTTGCGGAGCTTTTCTTGAAGATTTTTAGCTAAGCGATAAGCTGGGGTTTTTTGAGGAGACATTCCCCCTTTTTCTAGATTGGTAATGAATTTATCCACTTGAGTAATAAACCCTTTTCCTCCCACTCTAGCATCTTCCGGAATAGATTCTATCGCTTCCCGAAAAAGATTATTGGCATATTTACGGGCACTTCCTCTTCCGACACTTCCCAGGAGAAACATCATTCCTAATTTTCCCAATTGAGCTTGATTTTCCGTGGCTCCCATGGTTTTTAGGGATTCTTTCCCTAAATTACTCCCAATAGAAAGCCCTAAAGCTCGTGCAAAAGGAATTTTTCCTTTGATAGGAAGCATTAAGGTTGCTGCATCTCCTACAATTTCATCATAGAGTTCTTCTCCCCCCGAACGGGGCTCGAGATAATCTCCTGTTAACCCTTGAGTAACGCTTTCTCTAATCTCTTGAGAAGAAGGAACCTGTCCTAATGGACCCATAGCCAATTGAGCTAATTTCATCACTTCTTCAGGGGGAGAGGGAATTCCAATTTTTTCCGCTCCTTTCCCCACTAATGAAAACGCAAAGTCTCTTATATCTCCTGGAAGGCCAGCTAAGGCTTCTATTCCTCGAGCCAATGTCCTTCCTGATCCTCGCCGCACTTTTTCTTTAAAGGTTTCTTTCTGCTTCGGTAAAGGAAGTTCGGCAGCTTGTTTATAAAAAGAAGAGTGTTGTTGATACGCTTCTTGTTCCGGAGTGGCATTTTGTTGAGGTAGTCCGGGTGAATGAACATCTTCGATATTATTGGCATTGAGACCCATTTTCCCTTGATCTTGAGGATTCACTAAAGAATCTAAAAAAGTTCCTGTGCTCATTCTCCTATCTCTCTAAATGATTGAGTATAAAAATTTAATTCTTCATCGGTAGGAATGTCATAGCCCAGTTTGGTAGCCACCCGATGAACCGTATTAACATCCCCATATCTTTCTAGCATCAATCGCGCCATAGCGGGAGTAAGAGGAGTTCCTTTTGCCACTTTTTTTTGTAATTGATTGAGAGGAGGAAGACCTTCTTGTTGCTCTTGTATCTGCTTGATTCTAAACATTGTTCGATCAAAAATTTGTTGCTCTAAAGGTTTAATCGTTTGACGAGCTTTTCTATCTATTCCTCGCCGAATAAATCCAAATTCTTTTTCCTCTTGATGCGCAATTTTATCGTAGGCGTCTAAATAAGCTTTTTCGAGAGCTAATTCTCCTTCTAACATTTCTTGAGTGGTTAAATTGGCCTCTTCTGATTGGCCAATTTGAGGAAACATCGAATTAAGACGTTGTTCAAACCATTGGTTTTGGGCTCGGGCCGATACTCGAGACATATTACTCAGTAAGTTCTCTTTTCCTGCCGTAACTAATTGAGCTCCTTGAGCAGTTTGAAAAAGTTTTCCTATCGCTCCCGGAAATATTTGAGCTAAATTCGCTTTGCTTAATCGTCCAACATCTCCCGATTCCACCGCATTACGAGCAAGCGAGAGAGCACTTTCTTTACGGGGAAGAGCTTCTCGAAGTCCGCGTACAGATTCTTCGGCTTTTTCGGTTCCCTTTCTATGGTATTCTCGATCCGATTCAAATCTTTTACGTTGTTGGGATTCTTTGGCTTCCAGAGCTTTTTGAGCGCCTTCTCCCCATCGACGCACTTGTTCATTAGGATTTGAAAGAGCTTGACTTATCATTTCTCTCGGAAATTTTCCAAAACCAGGAACGTCTACCACTTCCTCTTCTCCAAAACTTCCTTGAGGAGTTTGAATATATTCTCCTTCTTCGACCTCCATTTGAGGACGCATTTTGGCTATCTGTATCGGAGAAAAATCCTCTTTTGTTTGATCCTGAAATTGATTAAAAAAAGATTGAACACCCTGTTTTTTTGTTTCTTCTTTAAGAATCGGTCCGAGTACCCCAATGAGCTGTTGAGCGACTTGGAGGCCTCGTGGCTGAGAAAGTAATTGTCCTAACGTGGAATTTTCCCCTACAGCCTGCATGGCACTTTGTCTCAGAGCTTCTTGGAGAGCATTTTGTTTACGTTGGTGAATCGCTTGTCCAAAACTGCTCCCTACCTGTTGGATGGCTTCTCCTAACCCTCCTAAATTATTTTGAGTAACTAAAACCATTTTTTTCTCCTAAATTAAAGCAGCGGCGCCCATTTGGCCTAAAGCGCTAATTAAAGGGCCCAAGATTCCTTGAGTTTGTTGAATATGGGGCTCAAAAGTTCTTTGGCCGGTAAGATTTCCCAACAGTCCCAGGGCGTTTAATCTATTACCTTGTTGCTGATTAAAAAAATTCATATATTGAGAACCTAATCCTGTAGCCACATCTGTCGCACTTTGGGCTAACGCTCGATTAAGAGAACCTGATCCACTTTCATCTACTCCTAAAAATTGTTCCTTAATTCCCGGAATGATCTGACGCTGTAATGCTTGTTGCGCGGGATCTATAAAAGACTTTTGAAATAAGTCTCCAAATTGTTCCGCATTATACGGCTGTAAAAAGTCACTGAAAGCCCCGCTAGCTAGCTGCTGCGATTGCGGGTTCAATGCGCTCGACAGGAAGCTGCTCTGCTGAGGAGTCAATAGATTGATGTTCCCCAGATGTTCGCTCCCCCCCATGAGTGTTTTTCCCATTTTTCACCTCTTCAAGTTCATTATACTCCATCAGCACACTTTTTGACCTTTTAAATCCGTTGCGTTCGGAGTGTTTTGGATAATTAGTAACCCAATAAATCTTATTAAGATTACCTTTCTTTCTTATAGTTTTAATATGATCCGATAATTTTTTAACAGCTATCCCTTGACACCAATATTCTTTGTCCATACTAAATGTCTGAATGATAATATCCTTTGAAAGGGGATCAATACTGAACCAAAGAGCTCCTTTCACTTCATTTTTATCATTCGCAAGGACATATAAATGTGTAAGTGGATTAAGCTGTATGCGTCCTTGTTTGTCTTTTAGCGTACAATTAATTTCATGATATCTATAAAAATCTTCAACGCTGTAATCTCTATCTCTTACTTGTTCGATCAAATATTTAGGGATATGAGAAGGCGTAAAGACACGAATCCATTTAAGGTCGTCAATTTTATTCATCTTCTACTCCTATGTAACGTAAATGACCTCCTACAGCACCGCTTCCATAAACATTGATAGCACTTGTATCAATCCCGGAACCAAAGGCTTGAAAGGAGGCTTGATAACTGCCCGTAACACTTAGGACAACGGCTTGAGTTGCGCCGGCGGGGAAAGGGGCCTGATTCATATAGCATGTCCCTACAAAAAATAAATCTGAAATAGACGTTTGGCGATAGGGAAGATTTAACCGTAATTGCCCCGCAGCTCCTCCCGAAGAACTCCAGCGGACTTCAAACCAAACGTCTGTCATTAATCCCTGCCGCAAAACATAAGCTCCTTGGCGAGTGTAAGTGAAACTTCCCGCTGTAGTAGATCCTGCTAGTGTAGGAACATATTCTGATCCATCTACATCCAGATGATTTCTAAATACTCCATTCACATTCTGAACTGTTTGCTGATACATATTTTGAAGCTCAAAATTCAAATCTTGGAGATAGGAAGTTAGCTGTGCAGGATCTTTAGCTTCATTAAGCTCAGGAAGTTTGTAATTAATGGGAAGAGTCATTAGTTGATCGTCCTCCTTCCGCGTGCTTTAAAATAAGGCTTAAAAGAATGAATTCTAAATGGAGATTGGGCTCCGGTAGAGTTGAAACCCACTCTATGTTGAAATCCAATTCCTCCCGCATAAGCTCTTTTCCACGTTTTAGTGCGATAAAAAGGTCTCCAATAAAAATTTCCCCCACTGGTATACGCATTAAACGCCGAACTATCCACTCCGTCCAAAGTGACATTATTTTCATCTACCACAGTGACAGTATAGGCATTCCCTTCCTCTCCGCTATTTATTTCGGCCATACCTTCTACAAGATAAATATAAATTTGATCTCCCGTCTCTAGTCCATGTTGAGGAATATTGACATTGCAAGGATTGCTTTGGTCAATTGAAGCAATAGAAGCAATAAAATTGAGATCGGGAAGAAAATCAATAACTTGGGAAGTATAGGGAGTTTCCATGGTATCTTTATAAAAAAAGAGAGTAGCAGTCGTAGTGGGAGAAGTTTCAATAAAAAAGTCCATATAAGGAAATAAACATTCTTTCCCCTCTTCTTTGAAGGGATTCCAAGCGGCAGAAAGAAAAGTAGCCTGAATGGGGGAAGTGAGATCGGCTGAAGTTGTTTCTAATTCATAAATATTTCCCGTGGTGTCTCCTCCGACGAAGACTTGAACATTAGTTTGAAAGTAATAAGATTCAAACGTTTCGTCTTCTCCAAAATCTTCAAAGGCAAAATCTTTATTATTAGCCGCGGTAAAATCTTGAAATTCATAATCGTATCCTGTGATTCCATATCCCAACGCATTAAGAGCAATATCATAAGTAGAAAATCCTCCTGAGTCGTCATCAAAAATAAGAGCTCTATCATTATTTGAAGTAGCCCCTGAAGTGAAAAGAGTCCACCATCTCCGATTATTATAATCCCGAGCACAAAATGTATTGGAAAAAGACTCTTGGGAAATTTCTTCGATAGTAAAATCAGATATACGCTGATCAATGCGTGTCGTATTAATCCCATCGGTGGAAGTAATACCTCTTACTCCTAAAGCTCCGGTAAAACGATCATAGGCCACACTTGCCATTTTTCCGTCGCACGATCTAAAATTATTTATTTTTTGCCATCTAAACGCTTTATTGGGATCGGATGTAGGGAGTAGAGTCCAGACTGAATTTGTGAAAAATACAATAATTTGGTTTTGAAGAAGCTGAGCTGAAATAATTTGATCAGAGGTGGCAGCATCGGCAAAATCTCCTCCGCCTGCTGTGGTATCATCCCAGTTAGAGGGGTCTTGTTTAGCACACCAGCGGGCTCTTTGAGGATAGCGGGTGGACGCAGCCCCGATACTTGAAGCCTCAAAAGTATAGAGAACGATAAGGCGTTGACCTAAGCTAAAGACTAAGCGCCCTCCCACCAGAAAATTACTTCCTCCCGTAGTGGGCTGTAAAGGAGTAACAGTAGTACTTCCGTCAAAATAAAATATTCCATCCGTTTTATTGGTGTCATTCCATGTTTTCCCATTGGTAAAATAAAGACGGTTCACATTAGAAATAGCGGTGCTTTGCCAGTTGGCGGACCAAACAAAGTCGTTATTAGCACTACTAAAAATAGTGGAAGATCCTCCTGTAGTATTGGTTAACTGCGTAAAGGATTGTGTCACCCCACTATAGGTATACGCACTGAGGGTATCAAAGACCAGCATCGTTTGGGCCCCCGTATCGGTTTCAATATAGGTTCCAAATCCTGTAACGGCTGTCCCATTGGTCAGTGTAGAGTCCCCTTGAGGAGCAAAATATTGAAATCCGTTTCTTTTTTCTAAAAATCCATGTTCTAAATGAAGATTATTTAGAGTCGAAAAAGAATCAACAGGAGCAAGCCACGGCTGAATATCGGTATCAAGTCCTGTTTTAAAGGGAGCAATTAATAAAGGTTGGGCCATTAAGTTACTCTCCCTAAGGCTATCCAATTAATCGTGGCAGTTATTCCACTTCCTGAGGTATCTAGGATGGAAGGAGTAAATTGAGAAGCAGTAGGAGTTCCTTGGATTCTTTGATAGACTCTATTATTAGGCGGGGAGCCTCCCACAATGAAATTTACATAATAGGCCGGTTCAATAAAGGTGATACCAAAATTTACCGCACTTCCAGAAGTGGCCGAGACAGTATTCCACCGTAACAACATTCCTCCAGGCAAATAAATTTGACCGGGTTTTCCATAAGTAGGAATTCCTCGAGTAAGTTGAGTAACTTGACTACTTTCATTTATTCCAAAAAGTTCGGGATTTCCGGCTGCATCATCTTTACTATAAACTAAATAGGCATTCGCAATCGCCACAGGATCATTGGGAACCGCTAACGGCGTTCTATTATTTAAGTTTACCGCATAGGGTTTAAACGAAGAATCGGCTTCTTCAATTGCTTCCCAATTGTCTTGAATGACTCCAGGAGCAAGCCTGAGCTTAGTAGAATCTGCCGGTAAACTGGGATCAAAAGCCATTTTTTTCTCCTACTCTTTTCCAATCTTGGGACCAATGAAGAATTCTTTGTCTACAATGGTGTCATGATCATTTTTTTTGGTTTCACTTCGTAAGCTCACTGAGCAGGCACTCACTAAAAAAAGAACGCTAATAAGAGCCATAGGTTTTAAAACTTTCATAATTTCCTCAAAAGTTAGGTGTCGACCGGGTGTTTAAGAGGTCTTGACACGTTCGGGTTAATACATAATTTTTTTGTTCTTTATAGAGAGCTGTCGTTTCTGCATAAGCATCCAGTTCTCCATAATCAGAAAAAATATCTCGAGCGGTTCCATAGGCTATCATGGGTCCCCACTCACTTAAATCAGGAGTTTGAGTAGCCGATGTTAAATCTGCGACTATAGAATAAGCTTTCATCTCTATAATATAGGCTTGATCGGGGACCGGAAAAAGTTGGAATTGATTATTGTACATTAAAATAGCGCGGGGACGTCCGGGCTGAAAGATCACATAGTTTAAATTGATATTTTCCCCGTTTACGGGAGCGGTAGCAAATGTTACGTCTACAGTTCCTTCATTATAATTTATAGTCGCTGTTCCCCCTTGATCTCCTGTAAGAGTGACGTCTTGATCGGTCCAATCTTCATTACTATCCTGAAAGAGTTCTACTCCATCATAAATGGTTAGGGTGCCGGGATAGATGGGAAATCCTGTTACAGTGGTGGTAAAATTAGTCGTAGTTCCATCCCCAGTCCACGGCGTAAGAAAAGTATATTGAAGAGTATTTTCCTGAAAAAAATCATTCGGATTTTGATACCACAGAAGTTGTAAATTATTTACGGTAGCTGGCGGTTCAAAATTAGTGAAAGTGGTCTCAGGCTGATCATAATAGGCTTGATTTTCACTAGTAGTGAATGAATAATACACATGCTTTTGTTCTAATTTGACTTCTGCAGGAAAAGTCAGCGTATAATATTTATTAATGTAATCATCAAGCTGCGTAGTGGTCATTTCATTTTCGGTGAAACGCCCAGTTACTTGCCTAACTTTTTGACGAATGTCAGCCAGAGTCCACGTGCTCATTTTACCTCTCTACGCTGCAAAGGTTTGTTTCATCTGAAAGCGAGACTTTTCTCCCACTTTTTTCTTATCCATTCTTCCAGATCCATCCGGTTTCCAATCCCAAATAGGGGTGGTGCATTGCTCTAAATGACGAGCCACAAAGCGGGGAACCGGGTATTTACCCCCGTGGAAAAAATGGAAAGTAAAATGGTTTTTTGTATCTCCCATCGTCCACTTATGAGAAAGACCAGGTTCTTCAAGGTTATTGAATTCAAATTCGCATACCTCTCTCAGAAACTTCTCTTCCTTCTCATTCGCAGGTTGTTTTCCTGTAATGGGGAGCTGTTGAATTTTTTCTATATTTTCTTGTATTGAACCTCTTGAGCTCATGTTTTACCTCGTGTTGGTTTCTCTTCTGCCTAAGCAGGTGGTATTGAGAAAAAAGGGAGGGGATATTTAGTCCCCACCCTATGTTTTTTATACTAGTGAGTTTTCTCCAAAAGCTACGTAAGTTACTACGTCACTATTGGCTCCAATAACTCCTGTGCCGAAAGTCAAACCACGAATGGCTTGGTTTTCGAGAGCAACAGGATCGCCGTTAGAATCGGAAACTCTAGTTACTACTCCTCCAGAAACATAGACGCTATAACCCGTAACCGATGTATCGGTAGTGGTGGTAATAGTAGTCGCTGTTACAGAAGCAATGGTAAAGGTGCCATTCAAGCTGTTAGTTCCTGTGAGATCATCAGCAACTTCCGAAACTTCAATGGTATCTCCAGCAGCAAATCCAAATGTAGAAGTATCATTAACGGTGATAACTCCTGGATTTGCGTTAGTGAAGCCACTAATAGTCGCTCCTACTGCTGTACTTTGAGCTAGGGGAGTAAACCCATTAGATGCGGTATACGCTCCACTAGTCACTGTAAAATAAGAACCATCCGCCATAGAAGAGTTCCATGAAAAGATGCTTCCAGCTGTTTGGTTATAGACGGTGATAGAATCCACATCGAAACCAAAACTAATATTGGTGGCTGCCGTTCCTGAAGAAGGATTGGTATAAGTGCCAGTTTTCATCTGTGCCATATCTTCTCCTCCTTATGAATGGGTTGACATTAGGTTCAACATAAAGGCATCATTCAAGATTCGAGCAACGAAAGGATGTTGCCATCCTACGGATCCTCTTTGATGAAGGGGATCGGCGGATCCTGCCGAACCAAGAGGTTCGATATAGAAATCGCCAGTTTCGCTGCGCAAATGAACGAGGGCGTATGCTTCTTTACCCACAATAAAATTGTTGTAGACCGCAGGAGTAGCGCTAGATACTGATCCCACCGATGTATAAAGCCATCGGACGTTTCCAGTAGAGCCCCATTCTGCATCTAAAACAGTTCCTTGTTGGGCATAATTACTTGTGTTCAAGAAGTTAGAAACAGCTTCTAGATCATCTAGAAGGTCCGTATCTAAGTATCCCCAGAACGCAGGGCGAACAGGAGAAGTACCAAGAGCATCACGTCCGGTTACTACTTCAGAAATCATTTCTGCGTCGTTTCCAAGAAGTGTTTTTACTGCTGCATCAATATCTTCTTTAGTAAGTTCAGTCGGAGTATTTCCGTTTGAACCATTAGAACACTGAAGAACTGAGCTTGTAGAAGCCAGAACATCTCTAGTGACTTCATCCATAGTTTGAGCCATGTTTTGAGCCAATAGACGTGCGGATTCATTGAGAACCCTATCTTCTACAGTCAATTCAACTTGGTTAGTGATAGTTACAAAGTTTCCATAGAAAGAAACTCTTGCTTTAATATCTGTCGCACTTAAAGGTGCTCCGGGAGGAGTCACCCCATCTGTAAGTGGGATAGGCACCGTGGCAAGACGTGAATATCTACGGAACACAATAGTGTCACCATTCTTTTCGGGAAGAACACGTTTCTGAGCAAACTTGTTGTAGATCAACGTTGGATACGCAGTCATCAACAGAAGTCTGTCATAGTATTCCCGAACAGCTGGAGGTAGGACACTTACGGTTGTAATAGTCATGTTTTCCTCGTGTTGGTTTGCTCATTCCCAGTTTCCTGGGGTGGTATTGAGCTGGTTTATTCCTAAACGACTCCTAAATTATGGTTCATCAATTGTCGAAATTCCTTGTCACTCATGTCCTTATATCTTTTAGCTTGAGAAACAGGAGTAGAAGCACCCATGCTGGATAAACTACCGGCCTGCCCGGCATTTTCAACTATGCGTTGTGCATCCATGTTTTTCTTCTCCTTTTTGGTAGCCGTTTTATAAGCATCTGAATTCTTAGCCAAATGATATGCAAGTTCATAATCAGGATTATTCTCCAATGACTTCCTTAACGCAGGATTCGTCTTTAAAACTTCCGGTAAATACTGGTGAAGTACCTGTTGATAATCAGGATACTTTTGAGTCATCCGGAGTTCCTCAATAGACATTTGGTATTGTTTTTCTCTACTAGAAAGAAGTTTTTTAAAATCTCCTAGAGTGAGCACATCGCCATCGTCCATTCCATCAAAATCATCTTTTGGTGGTGGAGCTGCTGACGTTTGTCTTTGAGTCTCCATCAAAGCCAAATGATCTTTGATCATCTTCAGTTCTTCTCGTAGAGCCTCATTTTCTCTATCTCGAGATTGCCGTTGTTCCCTTTCTGATTGAAGAGCCGTTAAAGGTACATTTTGATCTGTCCCTTCACTAACTCCCTCAGCCCCATGTTGACTAACGGTAGACTCTACAGGAGCGGCGGCCTCCCTATTGTGTTCGCCCGTTGGTGTGGTTTCTTCGCTCATCGCGGTTTTCTCCTTACATTCGCCCTTAAGTTGGCGGCACTATTGTGTTACGTAGGCATCTGCAATGGTCGTAGTTTCTACGACTACTTCATCACAGCGCTCGGCTCCATAAATTTGGAGAGCATCAAAGTCAAAAGGTTTTTGAGGCATATTTACCTCCCAGTCGACAGTCCCTTTAAGGTTGTCTACTTTTCCCGCGATCATTCCCACTTGAGAGGAAGGTTCAACGGGATAGGCTTTGATGTGTTTTACTAAGGTTGGCTTTCCGTCTACGCTAGTCTTGGATGGCTTGGCGAATACAACAATCCAATAGGGATCTCGGCGATTCTTATTGGCGTCTAGAATCTCTTGTATTCTTTTATTATCATCTTCAATGATTGCGTCGCGGGTTTCTCCAGTCTCTTGTTTCATTTCTACTCCTTAATAGTCGTAGTTCCACGCTTCAGCAGGGTATCCCTTGCTTCCGCAGCTATATTCTTCAATACGACCCATGTCGTATTTTTCTGAGTCTGTTGGGACCTTTTTAACTTCACTCGCTTGAGTGTTATCTCTAAGATCGAAAGTAGACCCTCGTGATTCCCGGCGATCAGTTCCCCGTGAATCTTTTCGCCTCATTCCTCTGGACTCATCTCGACGATCCTTATAAGATTGTTTGAAATCTCTTTCGGGACCGCGTCGCATGCCCAGACTTTCATCAAGGCGATCGTTGTATCCTTGTGCCATTTTTAAACCTCCAAAGGGTTTGGCGTTTCTACTGTCTCTTCTTGAAGCACACCTTCAACAAGAGGATTTGCGTGAGGAGCCCCTTCGGGTTGACCTCGTGCGCTGATTAAGACATCGTCTTCTTTAATTTGTTCTTCTTTCACCCGATTCATTTCTTCCATCATTCGGACGATTCCCAGATATTTCACTAAGCGATCATCATCGAGGGAAGCCAGCTCTTTCATGGCTCTCGCTCTATCAAGAGAAGCGGAAGCGCGATCATCGACAGCCCGAGCCGCCCTCTCATCTTCTAATCCCATATTGGCAATAGCCCTAGTAAAGCGTTCTTTTGAAAGGGCAATATCCGAAATCGCTTTGGCCTGTTTGGATTGGCGATCGGAATCAATAAGAGAAGCTTGTAATTGTTGGGCTTGCTGAGCTTGCTGGGCCTGTTGCTGCTCCTCTTCTTGGAGCTGCTGAAGATATTCGGTTTTTCCTTGAATAGGCGCTGCTTGGGCGAGCATTGCCCCGGAAACGGGAGCCCCCACTTGCTTGAGATCGAGAAGCTGGCGGAAGTACATTTGTTTTTGAGTACCCGTTAGCATTCCTTCTTGAATGCTAACGTCATACTTAATAAAATCTTTGGTATAGAATTGCTGAGATGGGGCTCTATTCAGAATTCTTTGTATCTTTTGGGGTGTCCAGTTCTGCATCATTTTGATGCATTTTCGAGCTGCCTGTTTTTGTGCAAATCGCAGGTTTTCGAAAAGATCCTGTAAATTTACCAGGGATGCCCCTTGCCTGAGCATCATCATGATGCCCGACTCTTGATCGTTCTGAGTCATCCCAAAAGATGCATCGTTTATCCCCACAGACGAAAGAATATCTGCATCAAATTGACGTTGGAGCTCAAACATGCTAGGTGGAATTTGAGCAGGAGGAATCTTTTCGATAGCCCCAGGCTTCGCGTCTCTGTCTCTCCAGATGACTTTCCCTTGGCTCGTTTGAAAAAGAGAGCGTGGATTAATAACCGATTCTTCATCCGCAATCCATCCTGAGTTGATTTGAGAATCGAGAATATCTACCATTTGGGATCGGCGCCTATTCGATTCACGCTGGGGGTCTACTTGGGGGCGTACGAGGGACTGAACTTTGATTCCCCAATTTTCCGACTCTGGTTCAAAGATCCCTACAAAAGGAACGAACGGATATTCATTCAGACCAAATTGGTTAATCTCGGTCTTCATATAGTTATTATTTAGAATGATGTGGCATTCAATATATCGTTGAGGACGCATGACTTTTTTAAGCTGCGGATATTGCTGCATAAAAAATTTCATCCCCTCTTGCGTTCCTTCCCATTCAACAAATTCCCCTGTTTCTTCATCGACAAGCATGGGAACTTGCTTCCATTTCTGCTGGTAGAATTCATCGTAAGCAATAAAATCTTGTCCATTAGGCTGAGTTTGGTAAGGAAGCCAAGTAAATTTGTCATCCCTAGACCATCCAAAGGAATGAATCTCAAAAACCTCTTTTTCCATGCCCGGAAGAAGGGAAGCAGCTTGCTCAGGACTGAGATACTTTCTTCTCATGACGTAGGAACAGTCAGAGAAATCTAATTGGGTGAAATAAGGATCGGTAATAAATCCACTGTAAGGCTCCCTTCCAAAACGAATATCTCCATTGACAGGATCATCTCTATAATCCATCCACATTGTAAGGAGATTAAATCCTGTTTTTAGCGCTCCTCCAAAGGAATTGCTAATATGACGATACCCTTCTCCCGTATCAAATGCATAAAGGAGTAAATCGGTGAGGTCATCTGCTGATTGTTGGTCCCCATTTTCCCTTGGCTGGACGATAGGACTTAACTGATGCTGGATATGATAACCCAGGATCATGTTGATATTTTTGCGAATTAGATTGTAGGTGAATGCATTGCGATTTTCTTGGAATAGTTTTTGACGCTCCTTTTCATCCCATTGCTCTCCTAGATAGAATCTTAAATCTCTATCGGCTAAGGGATAGAAAGGATTCCAAGCATAATAGGCTTCTTGGTAGTAGTCGTTATATTCATTGACTATCGATAATCCGTTATAAACAGTCGACATTCGCACTCTCTAAGTTGGTTCTTTCACCGTATTGAAAGTGCGAGGCCGATGATACGGCATCGAAGGAGGGATCAACTCCAAGCCTCGCGTGTTGGTTTTAAGTGGCTCCCTCAAGGGGTGGTATAGCCAAAATGCCCATCCTCAATTTATCGACGGATCTTGAAGGGCTACCGTCTTTAACTGGGGTGACTCCAGTCTCTTTTTTACGTCCGAGGTCACGACGTTACTTTTTCTTTCCTGGGCGCAGATCAGGATACTTAGCATACACTGCTCGTTTAATTCCAGCAGGACGAGGAGCATTATGCGCTAATTTTAACGCGCTCTTTGCTCGAGCTTTAGTATTAATTGGATAAGAACCAGCTGGAGCCCCACCAGAAGGACCTGCAAAATCTTTTTTTGGGACGTTTTTATATTCTCCCACATTAGAACCTCCGGCTCTTTTTTGCATTTTAGATTCTTTCCCGCGACGTACCTTCATTCCTTTTCCAATTGTAACCTTCTTAGCCACGTTTTACCTTCCTTTGCTCTAACGCCTCTCGGGTGAGCTCTTCCGCTTCGCTTAAAGGCTGTTGAAAAGAAGGAGACCGAGCCACAATTGGAACCTCGTCAAGATCGGCATTAATCTCTCTTTTCATGGGAATATCTCTTCCATCAAAATTTTTTCTTTCCATTTTATTTCTTCTTTTTGCGCATTGCTTTTTTCATTCCGGTCGACTCATGCCGGCGGCTCTTATAAGATTGCTTTTTAGTGGATTCCTTTCCTCGACGCATTCCGAGGCTCTCATCCATTTTATCTTTTCTTCCTTGTTTCTTCATGCTATTTCCTCTTGGTTAAATTCAATATCTTCAGGTACATAAGGGAGATACATCCAATGCGTCGCATTCGTGTCCACTGCATGATCTTCCATTTTTAAAAAAGAGATTTCTCCATTCTCTTTCCATTTATCACTTCTAAAAGTTCCTATATAAATTAGAGCCGGAATAAGAGGAGTGGGAGAAGGGGTACAAATTAAGAGGTCTCGCGCTCCATCGGGTAAACTTTCATCAACTCGGGTCCATTTATCCATACATTTCCTCCATTCTTAAGGCGTCTTCTTCCGACATACCAGGCCGAAGCTTTTTGTTAAAAAAGTGCGTAAAGAGCGCGTAACGCTGCGCATCCATCGCATGATCATTAATTTTAAGCGGCTTATCCTCCCCTCTTTGGGACGCCTTCGAATCCCAGAGATAGTTGCTGAACTCTTTAAGTGTGTTTGTGCAGTTCGCACAGATCTTGTACGTCCCATTAGTCAGCAGTTGCCCCACAAATCGAATTCCAGGAATGACATCATTAACAGCGTCTGCAACGTTAAAAACTCCATTTCGTCGTAATTCTTGCCTGAAAGAAGCAGCACTTGGATCAATAAAGATCCTTTTTACATTGTATCCGTCAACAAATTCTTGTAAATCTTTTGCGTATTCATAATCACTTTTTTGTCTTAATTCTTTTTTAGAATCATAATAATACTCTTTTTCAAGCCACATATTCGGATAACCCCCTGGACAATACCCAATAAGAGTAAAAACACAAGGATTAGTAGTCCCATAGTCAACCCCAACAATATAATAATCAGCCACAGACTGAGGCATTTGAATAATATGAATATTTTCATCAAAAAAGTCATAAACAGCTCCATCCGCAAGAACCCATTCCCCTTTTATATATCGTTTATACCAAAGACCTTGATACTCTTTGGATAGTTCTTCAATGTAGGTCTCACTTAACGAAGGATTGTCTCGAATATCAAACGAAAAAACTTTTAAGTTGAGATCTTTTTCGCGATCGATGTACTCTGCTTTCAGCCAATGATATGGTGAATCAGGGTTTGTAGAAGCAAACAATTGAGCTCCCTCGACTGATAATCGAGATAATAACATTTTAAAAAAACTTTCAGGGATCAATGTTGCTTCATCTATTAGCGCGCCGGCGAACTCGGAACCGCGTATCTTACCTTCTGCCCTTTCGTCATTCGCACCCACTACATACATAAGTCTATTAAATAAAGTGACTTCTCCTTTACCAATAGAATAATTAAGAGCATTTCCCACGAGTTCTTGAAGCGGTAAAATAATATTCCTTTTTATGGTTTTATCAGTGCGTCCACAAATTAAAAGAGCGCCAGGAGGTCCACTCCGACAGAACTCTAACCACCTCAACAAGGAAATAAAAGACTTCCCAGCTCTAACGGGGCCTTCAAAAATATTAATCCGGGCATCCGACTTCTGAAAGGAATCGAGCTGGGTTTGACTGAGTTGCTCAATGAACATAGTGCTTCTGGAGCCACTCCGCTAAATATTGAGAACGAGACATCATCATATTGGTATTGACCCTGTCTAATTCTATTTTTTTAAAAAGCTCCTCCGGAAGAGCAGTGGTCATGGAATAAGTTTTTTTGGATGTTCCTTTGTAGGTATTAGGAGGAGGAAGAGAAACTTCTTTTTGGGGCTCCGTCTCTGGAAGTAAAGAAAGAGGGACCACTTTTGTTTCTCTTGAAACTGTTTCAGTCTCTTGGGGTTTTTCCTCCGATAAATTAAACTTTCTCTGCACAAATTTTATAAATTCATCCCGCGGAATTCTCCATTTCCCACCTTTTTTATCACCTAATTTAAAGGCACTTACTTCTTCATTCTTACACATATGGCAAGCATAGGAACGGGAAATGTTAAGGAATTCGGCCAATTCATCAGTAGTGATAAAGGCCTTATCATATTTTTCTGGTAGTTTCATGTCATAACCTCACTTTTAAAGGGGATTTCCCTCATACATTTTCTTTCTTCCTCCAACTTGAATAGCTTAAATTTGGATCGGGTTTGTACCATTTCTTTTTGCGATTCTTTGTGCACTGTTTGCATTTTTTATTATGGGTTCCTCGCGAGGGAGAAAATCCAAATTCATGAAGATTGAGATGCTCATGGCATTCGTTACATTCTTGAGTAGGCACTTCATACATCTCTATCTCCTTGCGTAATATTTAATAATCCATTCTCCATATTCATCCGAAGTAGGACCGGGATAAGAGATCCCTACAGAGTGGGAAAGGTCTTTGAATTCATCCTCGGGCATTCCAAGAATGGCCGAATAAACCTGAAGAAGGGCAATTAATGCGGTTAACTTTTTAGAGGGATCACATTCATTTTGAAGGAGATTACCCCACATCTCAAACATCAATTCTTGTAAATCGTTTTCCACTTCTTAAATCCTATGATGACTTTTTCGTCCCCAATAAAGAGAGCTCTCTGAATATTTTCCAAATACCCTATTCCGTTCTGCTCGACGGTTGATTTCCTCATAAGACATTTTCTTTTTGGGACCCTTAGGTTTGGCATTTAGCCATCGTCGAGCTTCCTCAGTAAGGCCATCTTTTTCAGCTTCTTTTTGTAGGTCCTCATTACGTCTTTTATTTTGATTTTGGCGCGTGGCTTCTTGTCGACACTGAATAGAACAGGTCCCTTCCCCAAACCGTGGGGTAAAAAAGGCGTTGCAAACAAGGCACTTCTTCTTTTTGGGGTCTTTTTTACCGTATACTCCATGCTTCTTGTAATTAGCTTCGGTAAGGCATCCAAAGCAATAGACTTGAGTCTCGGTGTCACGGACAAAAGTCAAGTGGCATTGTTTGCAAATGCTGCGTCGTTTAAGATGATTCATTTATTAAGTTTTCCTATCATCCATACGATGACTCCTCCTACAATTGCCGCTAAAGAGCAACAGATAAAGTACATAAATTTGGGGTCATTCATTACTTCCTTCATTTTTTTTCTCCATGGCTTTGAAGTGTTCCGGGCTTACAATCCCTTTTAAAATTTCTAAAAGGGTTGCTAAGCTTCCATCGAATTCTTTTTCCTCTTTAGGTTCATCTCTTTGTCCTAACCAGTTTTTACCGAGCCAAACTTGCATTGTGGTGTTACCTTCGAGAGCATTTTTAAATTGAGCTAAGCGGAGGTTGTTTTCCCCTTTTCTTTTCTTTTGTGAGCAATACTCGGTAAAACCCATTCCAAATTCTTTCTCCACGCGGTTATAAAAAGTGTCGGGATGCATATCAAAACTTGCAGCAATTTCTGTACCGGGGGTGTGAGCTTGAAGAAGCTTATCTACCATATTCCAATCTATGGGTTTGAGAGGACGGCTCATTAAAATTTTACCCTCCTTTCTTCTCGATCTCTTTCTAGAGTGATTTTAGTATCTGTCTCAATACAAGAAGGAGTAGCGCAGAACCACACCTTATGCTCATAATCTCGGCAGGTATACCCTTCCGTATTGCCGCAATCCTGACAGGTCATCTCATCAGAGCTCACTTTGACTGGGTAAACCGTTTTTCTTCCTCTGCGCAATAGACCATCCACTAACATAGGCTCGTGTTGAGGAGAAAGTGGTTTTAAAATTTCTGTTATCTGTCTCACTTTATTTTAACCTTGTAACTCGCAGTGTTGTACTTAGATATCACCGCGGCAATATCCACTTCTGCTTCCCGAAGATCGTCTTCATTTTCAAACTTTGCATTGAGAGAAAAACTTTTGGGTTTATTTTCTTCTTCAATTACATCCAAATGAAGCTCTTCAGGAGTAAAACCACTTTCGAGTAAAAGATCGACTTCCCAGAGATTGGCCAACATATCGTCATCCCAACTTCCCTGGTTTTTGTTAAGGCGGATTGTGAGCTCTTTAGCCTCTGATTCTGACAAAGGCTCTTGGGGTACGTAAACGTCGATACGTTTTTGTCCCATTTTTTTGAGTACTCTAACCCTTTGATGACCCCCGATAATCGTTCCATCCGGCTGGATAACGACGGGCTCACACTGCCCAAACTTACGAAGCGACTTTTTAAGCTCTTCGCCCTGTTTCTTTGATAGGCGTCTGGGGTTATCGGGATTTTCATGGAGATTACGGATCTCCCAAACTTCGTGTTGCCAGTTCATTTAACCCTAAAGTGGTATGGGTTTATCTTAACTATAACATATAAGAGTTTTTTTATTTTGGAGGCTCTTTCTCCTCCTCTTTGACTGCTTCTTTTTGAAGAAAATAGCAGTTAACATTTTCCATATTGGCCCAAAATATGCCCGGACCATCGGCATCTTCGTAAGGTTTTCCTTCTCGGATGCACTCGAGCAGGCGCTCCTTTTCATCAGCAGGGATTCTTACATCAATGGGGTTTTGCATTTCTTTAAAACAAAAACGAGCAATCAGACTCATTGTTTTCTTCTCCTTGAGTTACTTGGATTTTTTTGTTTATTGCTTCTTTGACTTGCTCCACAAAATGTTTTTCGTGGTCACGGTTTTCAAATCTAAAGTAAGGAAGCCACTCCTTTTTTCCTTCTTTCTCATAGCTTTTAGAAGGGAAGTTGATCCATCTCTTTCCCTCTTTTTCATGAAGGGAGAGTGAATAAAAGACCATTCCAAACTTGGGGACTCGGACATCAGCAAATCCTCTTAAGGTTCCTTTTTCGTAGGGAGTAAATTTAATGCATTCGACTGTCATTTTTTCTTTCCTTTCCCCATTTGTTTAAGTACTGGATGCTCTCCTCGAATCAAGAGGCTTACCAGTTCAATCACTTCGTCTTCTTTTTTCTTTAAATCCTCTTTTCCTTCTACAGGAACCATCGACTTCACCAGTAAATGAAGAAGCATTCCTAGTGCTGTCGCCGCATCGCCGGGTTGATCTTTTCCCACTCTTTTTTCAAATACTTTCATCATTTCGTCTAAAATCTCACTTACATTATTCATCATCCATCCGCCGGGCTTGGTCCAAAATGGATTTCTTCTCTTTCCCAAGCTTCCTCCATAGTCCGATTTATCATTTCCATGAATTGATTTTTCTCCAACTCAAAATGAGTGAGGCCAATATTCACCGCCACATTCATAAGTCCAGTAAACATTTGATGTGGAGGAACTTTTTCTTTAAAAGTTTCCACTAACCTAATAATTGTTTTTTCAAATTCAGTCATTTCTTTTTCCTTTTGACCTTCTTAACTTTTTTTGGCAACTTTTTTCCTTTTGGCGTGTGGCGTTCGAACTCCTTGGCGACTTCCGGATCCTTTGCGTAGAGAAACTTCCTCTGAGCTTGACTCTTGAAGGGCATTTTCAATCTCCTTTTTACTTTCCATCAATTTTATTTTTTTTCGATCCTCAGAATTTACCCACGCATCTTCTTGGGGTAGGTTGATAAATCCCCGTTGACATCCTAAGCAAATCCCTGTCGAATTAACCTGACACAGCCCTGAGCAACTACCGCAATTCATGAACTTCATGCTACTTTTCTTCCTCTCAAGTCATCCATAAAAAGAATGTCGAGAAAATGGAACGCTGGAACACGGACCCTTTCTCCATTTTCATAAAAAGAAAGAGTCCACCCCCATTCGGGACATTCATATAGCCTTCCTAATTTTCCATTGAAATAGGCCATGGGGCGCTCAGTTTTGGGCATTTCTTTGCCAAATCTTCTCCATCCTAAGAACATTTTTCTCCATATATTTCATGCAATCCAGCGTCTAAACAAATATCTTGAATAGTGGACGCTAAATAAGCGGTTTCGTGGGCATCAAAGTTTTTTTCATACTTTACAGCTACCTCATAAATTTCACATAGACCCTGATGGAAATTAACCGCAGCACTTCCGAGCATTTCTATTTCATCCAGAAGCGACATATTGTGAGGGATAATTCCGATTTCAACGCGCCCTTCATAGTCCCATACTTTTTCGAAATACCCTTGAGAGACGTATCGATCGTCTTTATACGCTATCCCATTCAGGACATCCATGTACCACTTAATGTAGTTGTCAATATCTGGTTTGGAAGTAACGGGAGTACCTAAAAGCTCTTTTTTGCGCTTCTGAGACCATGATTTAGGCATAGGTACATAAACTCTCATTGAAAAGCAAATAGGCGATTCTAGGCCTATTTCTGGGCTTTGCGAGCGCTTCTGAGCGGCTGCTTCCCATTTATAAGCGAGTGATTGAGTCTTTTGAGGGTTGTGAACTTTCCCTTTGGCTCCAAAACGAGGCCGTTGCTTAGCTTCGGGTTTGTAGTTAAAAACAAATTTCATTTCAATATCCGGTTTTATTTTTCTTTACCCATAAAAATTTTTTAAGTCAAATATTGAAACATATTCATTTTACGGAGCTTATGCTCGAGGAGGCTTTGAAATCCCTTTTCTTCATACTTAATGACCTCCTTATTGGGATGATCTGAATGACCTATTTCGACATATTTCGAACAGCAATCCATTCGAAAGGTCCTAGGAATAGATTTGGAAAAAAGAATGGTGCGAAGCTTCTCGGCTCCTTCTTTGTGTTTTTTGAAAACGTCTTCTTTAGCGATAGTGGGATTAAAATTTTTCTCCCGACGAGCCCAGTTCAATATGGTGGCTTTGTAATTCTTTTTGGATTTCCCGTTTTCCTCCAGCCATGCATCCACCGCGTTCACCAGGTCCGTGAGACGATCTTTACCGAGCCTTTTCTCTAAATCGTCGTAATCTTCTTGAGAAAGCTTCACTCTTTGAAATTCTCCAAAAGAAATTTTTTGTGGGGAAGGAGCGACAGCGACTGACTTCTGAGAGGGTGCCGGCATCTTTTGTATCTCTTTAGAGATCTTTTTATTCATATTTCTATTATTAGTATTTCTATTATTAGATTGCTCACTGGTGACTATTCCGACTTCTCGCTGGTGAGTATTCGGACTACTCACTGATGAGTATTCGTAAACTTTTTTTGAAAAGGCATTCGTCACATAGATATGACGTACCTTTTTCATTCCATTGAGGAATGTTTTTCTAACGATGTATTCTTCTTTTTCCAGAAATACTAAATCCCTCTGAAGGGTGGGAACAGAGCAACCTAATTTTTCTGATAGGAACTTGTCCGTTCCCCAACAATATCCTTCTTTGTGAGACAGACCAATAAGATTGATCATTAATATTTTTTGGGAATTAGAAAGATTCTTATCTTCGAGAAGAGCTGCAGGGATTCCAATGGTGTAGGAAAAAATTGGAGTTTCGTTTTCTTTACTCATTCTATTACCCCCACATCTGCAAGTTCTGCAAGAAGGTGTGATAATTTTTCTGAGGAAAGGTCAAGAAGATTCATTAAAAAATGAAAGTCCCCTTCTCCTTCATCCAAGGATTCGAGTACTCCATATAGCCCCCGAGCCGAAAGAGATAGGTTTGAACAAAGGAAAATTTCTTTTTTTAATAGGATGCAGGGGTTGTTTTTATTGTGACAGGTGCGTATAATAGCCATATTAACTCGCAAATTTGTAAATGGCTACCTCCACTTCCCCAAGCTTCTGTGGCCATTTTTTTGTTTATATTCTTTTTACCTCTTCCCTAATTTTTGAGGGTTTGGTATGGTTCCAATCATCTCATCTGAGGACGCGGCTGCGAAATCGGGAACCCTCATTCTGAAGGAAAGGGGATTTTTTTGATTTTCCTTCCGCACGCCCTGAGGTGGGTCTCCAAACCGAGTGTTGGAAGGAGAGTCTGCTGTGGTATGTGGGCTCTCCACTTTGTCAATACAAAAATTTTGCATAAAAGTTAATCTTTATTTTGAAGTTTGTGCTTATATTTTTGGCGCCGTCTATGGGTTCGCTGGTCATAATCTACTGCGGCTTTCCCCTTTAAATAAAAAATGTGTTCCCATTTATCACAGAATTTTTCTGCATCTTCTTTGGAATGAAAAGAGGCACAAAATCTTTCTTTACCATCATCAGTTACTCGACAAAATTGGACTATCCAAATTTCTTTTCCGGTTGCGGGGTATTTTTTTTTACCAATCCAAGCCATTTTGCTCCTTTAAATGAAAAAAGTATGGAATTAAATTACGCTCCCATGTTATATTCTGGAATTATAAATCTCAACATGGAAATGTAGAGATAGAACCAACACTCAAATTGGAGACCCAAAATGCAATACCACGAAGCATGGGTTGACGAACCTTATGACGTCGAATCTGAATATGTTCATGTCTCTGAGTTAGAAGAGCTTGAAACAAAAATTGAATATGCTAAGGATTTTCTTTCGGAAGCTCTGGAAGGACTTTATGGAGAAAAATCATTAGATCAAATGGAGCGCGCTTTGGAAGAAGTTTGCGCCTATCTAGATGTCCCCTTTCCTATTCAGGAATTGAAAGTGACGAAAACGAAACCACACTTGAGCAATCCTTATTTTAAATTTGGAGCACTGCTTTCTCAAAAGCAAGCTCAAGTCGTTAGCCGAACCCAACACCAATAAGGAGAAAAAGAATGCACGTAGAACATAGTGTAGCTTTAAAACCACACAAACAGATTCCCACTCATTTAGAGGAATTTGAAAATACTAAGGCTTTGTGCCTACAACTTCTTAAAACCAAGCATTATCAAGCCATTGGCGAAGCCGGAGTCTTTGCCATCGTGGAGACATGTAAAAGTTTAGGTATCGATCCTCGCTTAGGATTAAATAAAGGCATGTATTACGTCCGAGGGGCTGTAGAGATGTCCTCTAGACTGATGAATTCCTTGATAAGAAGCAAAAAACATAGCATTACCAAAGATAAAAAAAGTGATGACACCATTTGTATTCTTCATGGGAAAAGGGTAGATAACCAAGATACTTGGTGCGTTAGTTACTCTTTAAAAGAAGCAGAGCGCGCAGGGTTAACGAAGAATCCCACGTGGAGAAGTTGTCCGGCAGATATGCTTTTTGCGCGAGCTCTTTCTAGACTTGCACGTCAGCTTTTCCCCGATGTAATTGGGAATTGCTATGTCCAAGGAGAAATTAGTGAACTTCCGGATCTTGAAAATTCTCAGGAACCGAGTTCTGAAACTTCTTCTCTTCCTCTTATCTCTTCCACCTCACCTTCTTTAAATGAAGAAGAAGTTAATGAAATTGAGGAGTTAATTGGAGATGATGAAGAAAGAAGAAAATCCGTTCTTTATTTTATTGAGGAACGATTTAACGTAACCCAATTTAATCAATTGGATTCTACTGAAAAAATGTGGCTCTGTGATCGATTGAGACAATCCAATGAAAAAGCCACCCCGCAGGAGGTAACTTGAAAATATATAGGTTTAATTGGAAAACGGTGCGGCCTAATCGCTCCCTCCAATTTAATGGAAAAGTAACCGTAGTAGCTTCTTCTTTTGAGGAAGCTATAGATAAAGCAGAAACTAAGGTGAGAGGCCTACATCCCTATTATGAGGATCTCCCTTTAACATTTATTCAGGAGAAAAATGACAATGAAACAACAAACAAATGAATGGTTGGAGTTACGCAAAAAATATATTGGGGCATCAGATGCCCCTATTATAATGGGTGTATCCCCTTATAAACGCTCCGATGGAAGAAAAAAAACCCCTTATATTCTGTGGATGGAGAAACTAGATCTTCTTCCCCGGGATGCCGAAACACCAGCAATGCGTTTTGGAAAAGAAAATGAAAGCATCGCGCGCGCTGAATATGAGAAAAAAATAGGAGATTACGTGACTCCTAAAGTATGTTTTCACAAAGAGATCCCCTATTTGCTCGCAAGTTTAGATGGAATTTCTCTAGATGGAAAGTTAGCAGTAGAAATTAAGAGTGCTAACTATGAGGATCATACCTTAGCTAAAACAAAGAAGGTACCGGCCAAATATTATCCTCAAGTTCAGCAACAAATGGCGTGCACGGGCCTTGATCACATACATTATTTTTCTTTTCATAAAGGAGAAGGA